TTGAAGAAACTTTGGACGCTGGTGAAGATTCTAAAATGGCAGACAAGAAGAAAGAAGTAAACCAAAAGACTGCTAACATTAGCGCTTCTTATGGTATGAAGTCAGCTTCATATCACAAAATGAAAAAAGAAGAAGTTGATGAGCATGTGGATGCTTTAATCGCCGGACAAGATGACTTATCCGAAGAATTTAAAACAAAAGCTGCAACTATTTTTGAATCAGCAGTAAACTCTAAAGTTAAAGAGATTGCTGAAACAATGGAAGTTGAAGTTAAAGAAACATACGAGCAAGATATTGCTAAAGCAAAAGAAGAACTAACTGAAAAAGTTGACAGTTACCTATCATATGTCGTTGAAGAGTGGATGAAAGAAAACGAAATCGCTCTTGAAAGAGGTATTAAAGGTGAAATCGCTGAAGACTTTATCACAGGTCTTAAAAAACTTTTCGCTGAGCATTACATTGATGTTCCAGATGAAAGATACAATGTGCTTGAAGACCAAGCAGCTAAAATTGAATCTTTAGAAAAGAAACTCAATGAGCAAATTGAAAAAAATGTTGAATTAAACAAGGACAATGCAGTAAAGACAAGAAAAGAAATCATGTCTGAAGTTGCAAGTGACTTGGCTGATACAGCAAAAGAAAAATTTGTTAAACTTGCCGAAGAAATTGAATGGTCTGACGCAGACTCTTTCAAAACTAAGTGTGCTACTATTAAAGAATCATACTTTGGTATTAAGGAAGAAGTTAAAGACTCACTACATGATGTGGCGGCTGAAGGTGAAGCTTCTAACGAAGATTTATCTAAAGCAATGGCTGCTTACACTGCCGCTATAAGCAAAACAAAAGATATTAAAATATCTTAGTATAACCGGACAAAGGGAGAAAATTAAAATGTACTTATCCGAAACACACGAAAAAAAATGGCAGCCTGTGTTAGAACACCCTGATTTACCAGAAATCAAGGATTCTTACAGACGAGCCGTTACATCAGTTATCTTGGAAAACCAAGAGAGAGCTGCTAAAGAAGACCAAGCATTCTTGTCAGAAGCTGCGCCTACAAACGCAACTGGTTCAAGTGTTGCAAATTGGGACCCAATCCTAATTTCACTTGTTAGACGAGCTATGCCAAATCTTATCGCTTACGATATCGCAGGCGTACAACCTATGACAGGTCCAACAGGACTTATCTTTGCAATGAGAAGTAGATACACTAATCAAACTGGTAACGAAGCTATGTTTGATGAAGCTGATACAGACTTCTCTGGAAGAAATGCCGCTGGTTCAGCTGTAGATGGTTATTCATCAACTGCTAACTCTGGTACTAATCCAGGTGCTCTAAACGACTCACCATCTGCTGGTACTTACACAACTGGTACAGCAATGACTACAGCAGCTGCTGAAGCATTAGGTGATGACTCTGGTAACGCATTTGCTGAAATGGCATTCTCAATCGAGAAATCGACTGTTACTGCTAAATCAAGAGCGTTAAAAGCAGAGTACACAATGGAACTTGCTCAAGACTTAAAAGCAATCCATGGTTTAGACGCTGAAACTGAACTTGCAAATATCTTATCTGCTGAAATCCTTGCGGAAATCAACAGAGAAGTTGTAAGAACAGTTTACACAAACGCAGAGAAAGGTGCTGCTACAAACACAACTACAGCAGGTATCTTTGATTTAGATACAGACTCAAACGGAAGATGGTCTGTTGAAAGATTCAAAGGACTTATGTTCCAACTTGAAAGAGATGCGAACAGAATTGCACAAAGAACAAGAAGAGGAAAAGGTAACATGATTATCTGTTCAGCTGATGTTGCTAGTGCGCTTCAAATGGCTGGTGTTTTAGATTACACACCTGCTCTTAACAACAATTTGAATGTTGATGACACAGGCAATACTTTTGCTGGTGTTCTTAACGGCAGATTTAAAGTATATATTGACCCATATAGTGCAAACAGCTCAGCAACACAATACTATGTTGTTGGTTACAAAGGAACTTCTCCTTATGACGCTGGTATGTTCTATTGTCCATATGTTCCACTACAAATGGTGAGAGCAGTTGGTCAAGATACTTTCCAACCGAAAATTGGCTTCAAGACTAGATATGGTCTTATCGCTAACCCATTTGCTGAAACAGGTGCCGCTTCAGGTGCAGTATCAGCTGTGGACAACGCTGGTTCTGCTAACTCAAACAGATACTACCAAAGAGTTAAAGTTACTAACTTGATGTAATATCTTGTAGAGTTTTCTACAGAAACATTAAAGGGCGCTTCGGCGCCCTTTTTTTTGGCCTTCCTCCAGGATGGATAAATAATAGTATGACAACGACAAACGCATATTCAAGACAACCTACAAAGTTTGACTACGCTTCACCTACACAGTTTAAGTTTCAATTACAAAAACTGCCTAAGGTGGAATATTTCACAACTGCTTGTAATATACCAGGGATTTCTTTGAGCACTGCTCTCCAACCAACTCCGTTGAAGGACATACCACTTCCAGGTGATACTGTAGAATTCAATGACTTGGAGATTACATTTCTAGTAGATGAAAATTTAGAAAACTATAGAGAGATACATGGTTGGATGTATGGTATTGGATTTCCGAAAGATAGAGGACAATACTCTGCTTTGATAGCGGCCAATAAAGATAGATTTCCTACGACTGGTAAAGACAGTCAGAGCCATGACGCAGGTAAGGTTAAGTATGGTGCAACACCAATAGGACCTATATTTTCAGACGCCACACTCAATGTTTTGACTAGTAAAAATACTGCTAATATAGAAGTAAGATTTAGTGATGTATTTCCAACAGCATTATCTGGATTAAACTTTGACCAACAGGCTGATGATGTAAACTATCTATCAGCAACAGTTACATTTAAATATAAGATATATGAGTTTGCCTTAAAAGGAAAACAAACAACAAACACAGTTACATAAAGCTTTACATTTATACAATATTATGATAGGATACCTTTATTATGGATTTAGAAAAACTACAAGAACAAGCTGATAGTGATTTAAAAATTAACGATACTGAACTTGATTTAGAATCACTTAAAACCCCACAACTACACAACAAGTACCTAAAACATTTAACTAAATTTAAGTTAATGTTAAGTCGTGCTGAGGGTGATTTGTACAATACAAAAAGACAACTTTGGGAATACTATACTGGTAAGGCAGACGCTTCAGTATATGCACAAAAACCTTTTAACTTTAAATTATTAAGACAAGATGTTGACCAATATATTTACTCAGACGAAGAGTATATTAAGGCAAAACAAAAGGTTGATTATCTACAAGCATGTGTAGATTTCCTAGATAGAACAATTAGACAAATCACTAATAGAACTTTCACAATCAAAAATGCAATTGATTGGCGTAGGTTTACTAGTGGTGCTGTGTAATGCAGATATCAGATTATATTCACACATACCCCGAAGTTATTACCAATGAACTGGCTGATAATGTAATAAATCATTATCACACAAACGGTCAATGGAATCAATCATCTTTTTCTACTAACGAAGGAGTATCTCCTAGAAGTAAAGAAAGAGTTGATATGAAAGAATACTGGATTAATAAACAAGATAAGTTTTATGAAGAATTAAAAACAGGATTTAGAAGTATGGTAGATGATTATATCAAAACACATACTAAAATAATACCACAAAGTTTTACACCTTTTAGAATGAATCATTATTCAGAGGGTGGTTTTATGCAAAATCATATTGATAATATACATCACTCACATGGTCAACAATACGGTTACCCACATGTAACAGCATTAATGTTTTTACAAACTGCTGATGAGGGTGGAGAAATTGTGTTTTGTGATGGCGAATATATACCTAAGCAAACAAAAGGTTCAGGCGTTGTTTTTCCTAGTAATTTTATGTTTTCACACGAAGTTAAAAAAGTAATTAAAGGTGACCGATATTCACTTATGACATGGATTTTATAAATGAGTTTAACAAGATATTTAATTATAGATAAAAAAGATGATGTCTATTTAAAGATTGAAGCTGATGATGACATACGAAGAGAACTAGGACAATTCTTTACATTTGAAGTACCTGGTTTTAAGTTTATGCCACAGTTTAGAAACAGAGTGTGGGATGGAAAAATCAGATTATTCTCATATCAAACAGGACAAATCTATGTTGGTCTATACCCTTATATATTAAAGTGGTGTGAAGATAATAATGTACAAGTTGTTGATGGTACAAAGATACAAGACACAAAGGTAGATGACGCAAAGGTTGACAAGTTTATTGAAGCACTAAATATTCCATTCAAGGTCAGAGATTACCAAAAGGAGGCATTTATATATGCAGTTAGAAAAAATAGGACTTTATTACTTTCACCCACAGCTAGTGGAAAATCTCTTATTGTCTATCTTCTTATTAGGTTTAACATTCTCAGGTTAAAAGAAGATAAGAAAAAGATATTAATTATTGTACCTACAACATCTTTAGTAGAACAATTATTCAAAGATTTTAAAGATTATGGTTGGTCGCCTGAAAGACATGTACATAGAATATATCAAGGTCATTCTAAAGAAACAACTAAACCTGTAATCATATCTACATGGCAATCTATATACAATCAACCTAAAAAATACTTTAAAGATGTAGGTATGATAGTAGGTGACGAAGCACATTTATTCAAAGCTGTTTCACTTACTAAGATATTGACAAAATTAGAAAAATGCCCATATAGAATAGGACTAACTGGTACTTTAGACGGTACACAAACACATAAGTTAGTATTAGAAGGACTGTTTGGTACAGTCAACAAGGTTGTTTCTACAGTAGAACTACAAGAAAAGAAACAGTTAGCAGACTTAAAGATATTCTGTCTAATATTAAAACATGGTGCGATTGAGTGTAAACATGCTAGTGGTATGAACTACCAAGAAGAGATGGATTACTTGGTACAATCTGATAAGAGAAACAAGTTTATACGAAACTTGGCCGCTGGATTGAATGGCAATACATTATGTTTATTTCAATATGTAGAAAAACACGGTAAGGACTTATACGAATCAATAAAAGACAAAGCAAAAGATAAGAAGGTATTTTATGTTCACGGAGGAGTTGATACAGACGAAAGAGAAGAGATTAGAGAAATTACGGAGAAGGCTGACGGAGCTATTATTGTTGCGAGCTATGGGACTTTCTCTACAGGCATTAACATTAGGAATTTGCATAACATTATTTTTGCTAGTCCTTCTAAATCTAGGATAAGAAACTTACAATCTATTGGTCGTGGATTGAGATTGAAAGATAATAATAGTCATGCAACTTTATATGATATATCAGATGACTTAACATACAATGAGAAAGAAAACTACACACTCAATCACTTTAGAGAAAGGATAAATATCTATAGTGAAGAAGATTTTGATTATGAAATACATAACATAGAGTTAAACAATGAACCAACCAAGAGTTAAAATTATTAAACTTATTAACGGTGACGACATTGTTACCGTTCTACCTACTGGTGACAAACAGTTGCCAGACAATGGTGCATTACTCAGATTAGATAAACCTTTACAAATTAAATATGTGCCACAAATGACACCTATGGGGTTTAGAGATTATATTGCTTTAATTCGTTGGACTAATTATACTATGGATAAAGTGGTCACCATTCCTAAAGATAAAATTATGACAATCACAAACGCCTCACTAGAAATGGCCGGCAGTTATGATGAGATTATTAAGAATTATGATAACTTAGATAAACCTAAGAGAGATGAGAACTATCATAAACAAGAATTCTCCCCCGAAGAAAATAAAAAACTAAATGAAATCTTTAGAGAATTTGATGATGATGAAGATGAACCAACAATACACTAGGTACTTAAAGGTGTTTCTGAAAACGGACACCGTTATTATACGCATAAAAAATATATTGGCAACCGTGGATTAAAATCAAAACAAGCTTGACATTTTAATCAACTTAGAGTATTATATATAGAAATTGAGGATATTATGGCAAAAGCAAAAGCAAAAGCAGAACATTATGTCAACAACAAAGAATTCTTGGCCGCTATGGTCGAGTATAAAAAGACTGTTGACAAAGCAAAAAAAGCTGGGAAGAAAAATCCTAGAGTACCCGATTATGTCGGTGAATGTTTTTTAAAGATAGCGAATCACTTATCATACAGACCAAACTTTATTAATTATACATTTAGAGATGATATGATTAGTGATGGTATTGAGAACTGTTTACAGTATTTAAATAACTTTAATCCAGAGAAGTCAAACAATCCGTTTGCTTACTTTACACAAATCATATATTATGCTTTCATAAGAAGAATACAAAAAGAAAAGAAACAAGTTATCATTAAACAAAGAATGATTGCTGAATCTAATTATGATGACATGACATTACAACCTGGCGAAGATAGAGATTTTAAGAATCAATTTACAGAGTTTCTTAAAAAGAATATGCCACAAGAAGAACCACCAAAGAAAGACAAAAAACTAGTTAAGAAAAAGAAATAATGAAAATAGCCCTATTGAATGACACTCACTTTGGGTGTCGTAATGATTCGCCAGCATTTATTGAATTTCAAAACAAATTTTATAATGAATTGTTTTTTCCTTATTTGCAACAATATGATATCAAAACCCTAGTACATCTTGGTGATGTGGTAGATAGAAGAAAATTTATTAACCATAATACAGCACACAACTTTAAGAAAGTATTTTGGAATAGATTAGACGAACAAGGTATTGATACACATATTATCATTGGCAATCACGATACATACTACAAGAACACAAACGAAGTTAATGCTATGCAGAACCTTGACATATCTAAAGACGCCAAGGTATATACATTAGCAACAACAGTTGAGTTTGACGGTCTACCTATATTGTTTATACCGTGGATTTGTGATGACAATGAAGCAGAAAGTATTAAGACAATAGAAAGTACACAAGCTACTATCGCTATGGGTCATTTAGAAGTAAAAGGTTTTGAAATGCACAACGGCCATTTCAATGACCATGGTTTAGAAAAATCTATATTTAAAAGATTTGAAAAAGTTATGTCTGGTCATTTTCATAAGAAATCAGATGATGGTCATATCTATTATCTTGGTACACAGTATGAAATGACATGGTCAGACTATGAATGTCCTAAAGGTTTTCATATCTTTGATACTGAAACAAGAGAGTTGACAAGAATAGAAAATCCTAATAAAATGTTTAAAAAAATTATCTATAATGATAAAGAAACAAACTATGATGAGATAGACATTAATCAGTTTGACAAATGTTTTGTTAAGTTATTTGTATCTAATAGGTCAGACAATGATATGTTTGAAAGATTAATGGATAGATTATATAACTCTATCAACATACATGCTATTGATGTAATCGAAGACCCTACAGATATTGGTGCTTCAGTAAGAGAAGATATATTAGAACAAGGTGAAGACACACTTACCTTTTTAGGTAACTATATCGACCAGACAGATATAAAATTAGATAAACAAAAATTAAAACAGTTTGCAAAAGAACTGTACATGGAAGCTAGTGAATGATACTATTTAAGAGAATATCATATAAAAACTTTTTATCAACAGGCAATCAGCCAATAGAAATAGATTTAAGTATATCACAAACTACTTTAATCGTAGGTACAAATGGCACAGGCAAGTCAACATTACTAGACGCATTGTGTTTTGTACTATTCAACAGACCATTTAGAATTATTAAGAAAGAACAAATGGTAAATACCATTAACAATGGTGATTGTGTGGTAGAGGTTGAGTTTGATGTTGGTACAAAAAACTATATTATAAGAAGAGGTATAAAACCAAATCTATTTGAAATATATTGTAATGGTAAACTTATCAATCAAGACGCCAACAATGTAGATTATCAAAAGTATCTTGAAACAAACATAATGAAACTGAATTACAGGTCATTTATTCAGGTGGTTTTATTAGGTTCTTCCTCATACGAACCGTTTATGAAGATGAAACCAAGATACAGACGAGAAGTTGTCGAAGAGATACTTGATATTAGAGTTTTTGGCCTAATGGACCTCATTTTGCGTTCCCAACAGAGCGACCTTCAAAAAAAGTTAACGGAGGTTAGGCACCAATGCGAGTTAATAAAGACTAAGTATGAAACTGAAGCAAAATACTTAACTACTCTGGAAACCAAAGGAACAGACAACCTGACGGTACAGCAAAAAAAGATAGAACAAAACGAAGAAAATAGATTAAAATATGAACAAAAACTACAAGAACTGAATGAAGAGATAGCAGTTAGTCAAAATGCTTTAAGTGGCCATGATACAGTAGCCAAAAAGGTTAAAGAACTAGAAAAATTTGAAACGAAGATAGAACAAAATCTATCTACACACAAAAAGACTTTAAACTTTTTCAAAGAGAATGACACATGTCCGGTGTGTACACAATCTATTGATACAAAATTTAAGGAAGAAAAATGCAATCACGAAACTACAACAATTTCCAAGCTAGAATCAGGTCTCAAGCAGCTCGTAGAAGAACTTACTTCACACGAAATGAAACTAACGAATTACGGCAAGATGTCGGAAAAGATACAATCAATGAATGTAGAGATAGCAAAAGTGGCGAGCAGTCTATCAGCTCTGAAAAAACACAGCGACCAAATTCAGCAAGAGATTTCTACAGCTAGTCAAAAAGATAGTGACATTGAAAAGATAGAACTTGAATTAGAACAAATGAAAGTCGACCTTGCTGAGGCAGATGAAAAACTAAAAGGTGTACAAGAAGAAAAAGATTATGTTGATGTATTAAGAGAAATACTTAATGACAAAGGTGCTAAGGCAAATATAATTCGTAAGTATGTACCTATTATGAATCAACTTATTAATAAGTATTTACAATCAATGGATTTTTATATCTCATTTAATTTAGATGAAGAGTTTAATGAAACAGTTAAGAGTAGATTTAGAGATACATTTAATTATAATAACTTTAGTGAGGGTGAGAAAATGAGAATTGACCTTGCCTTACTATTTACATGGCGTGATATCGCTAGAATGAAGAACAGTACCAATACAAATCTATTAATACTAGATGAGATATTTGATTCATCACTAGACGGCCAAGGTACAGATGACTTCTTTAAAATCATTAAAGGTTTAGAAAAAGAAAACATCTTTATTATATCACACAAAGGAGATATTTTGTTTGACAGGTTTACAAACATTATTAAATTTGAAAAACATCAAAACTTCACACAGTTAGGAACAATATGAAAGAACTAAAACTAATACCACCAAATGACCCTAGAGTACAATCAGCAATAGCACCTTTTACAGATGATATGTTGAAAGAACATGACTTTAAGGACAGACAAGAGTTGGTTGAGGCAATGTTTTTGGTGATGAAGAAATTTGGTGGTATAGGTCTAACTTGTAATCAAGTAGGTCTTCCTTTTAATATGTTTGTAGCAGGTGGCCATCAAGGTATTGAAAAAGGTATGTCAATCGCAATGTTTAATCCTATGATTGTATCAGTAGGTGAAGAGAAACTTAGAATGAAAGAGGGTTGTTTAACTTATCCTTTTTTATTTTTAGATATAGAAAGACCTAGAAAATGTGTGATGAAATATGAAGACGCTGAAGGCAAATTACAAGAGGCACATTTAGACGGTATGATGAGTCGTATATGTCAACATGAATACGACCATATTATTGGTAGAAACTTCACAGAGGGTGTATCTAAACTGAAATTAGATAGAGCTAGAAAGAAGGCCATGAAAGAAATTAAGAGATTAGAAAGATATAAAGAAGTAAATAAAGTATTAGATAAGAACCAGACTTGACATTTTTAATTAGTTAGAGTATTATATACATTATGGGTTATTCGTGGAACAAAGACATGTCAATAGACGACCAATGGCAGAGTTGGCAAGACAATACAGATTTGTCTAAAATACCAGACATTGATACAGACACATTAAAAGATACAATCATTAAAGATTTGACATTTGTATCTGCTATGACGGTACAAGAGTACACATTGTATCAAAAATTTCAAGAGGTAAAGTTTAGATATCCTACAGTAGAAACAAATAGTTTCTTTGATGACAAGCCTGCTATGTTAAGACCTGAACAGGCGACAGTAATACAAGAAGTAAAAAATAATTTCTGGTTACCAGATGACCCCGAAGAATATTTAAATCTACAACCTGAACTAGTCTGGACAGATGGTGCTGAAATACAATCACACACAAATGCCAAAGGCTCTGAAATCTGGAATGCATTAAGAACATTTTTATCTACCATGAAAAACAATAGTAATATTGGTAGAAATCTAAACTTCTTAGTAAGAGATAAAGTAACACAGAAATATCTTGGTGTTATCTGTATGAGTAGTGACTTCCTAGACCTTACACCTAGAGATGAATATATTGGTTGGGAACGAGAAGCCAAGACACAAAGAATGATTAATCATACTTGCATTGGTAGTACAATTGTACCAATACAGCCGCTTGGATACAACCTGGTTGGTGGGAAACTACTAGCCTTATTATGTTTGAGTAAGACAGTTGAAGAAACCTGGGAACATCAATATAAAGATAAACTAGTAGGTGTTACAACTACAAGTCTATATGGTAAGACAAAGACTATACCATTATCACAGTATGATAGACTAAAACATTGGAAGAAAATGGGTTGGACTGCTGGTTCAGTATCATATGAACCAGAGAAAACGACCAATACCATGATACAACAATGGTTAATGAAGAACCACACATACAAATACTTTGAATGGTATGTTGCAAAGAAACCTAGTGGTCAGCCTCATAAGAGAGACCATAGAAATAGAAGTAGAGCATTCACATATAGTAAACTAGGCATTGATAAGAAACTACAAAAGTCTGAACATGCCAGAGGTATCTATTTTGGTGAGTTATTTACAAATACAAGAGAATTTTTAAGAGAAGAAACTAATACGACAGGTCTAACAAGAGCATTTGACAATTCAGTTGAAGCACTTACAGATTTATGGAAGACCAAATATGCTAGAAAACGAATAGCTAGTTTGAAGAAACAAGACCGAGTTTCAACTGAAACTCATTTCTATGACGATATTATTTTCTTGTCATGGGAAGAAACCAAAGCAAAATATTTACCACAGGTAGGGAGATGAACCATGACTGGACAATTAGAATTAGATTTAGGCGCTCAAAGTAACGAGTCTAATAAATACAAAAAAGTAAGTGACCTTGACATGTATCAAAAGGTTGCTTTAACAACGGCAATATATCCGAGAGAACAGGCCATTATCTACCCGACATTGGGACTGACCGGTGAAGCAGGTGAAGTTGCAAATAAAGTAAAGAAGATAATTAGAGATGGCTCAAATAGTAAAGATGAAAGATTGGTGCAAGCAATATCCTCTGAAATTGGCGATTGCCTTTGGTATATCGCTGTATTGGCTAGCGATATTGGTGTTAAGCTTTCCGACATTGCAAGCGATAATCTAGTAAAACTAGAAAAGAGAAAAGAGAAAGGTACTATCCATGGTTCTGGTGACGACAGATGAAAGTCGTAATCATAACAGGTGGATTTGACCCTATTCATTCAGGACATTTAGAATATATGATATGCGC